ATGAGTTTGCAGAATCACAGGAGAGCTTTTTGCAAGCAGCAGATTTGGTGCGAAGAACGTATGATGGTGAAGCGCATAAACCAGTTGTTTTGGTTACAAATGAGTCGTTGTTACGAAGAAGGTACATGGAGTCAGGGTGGTCAAAAGAAGAGCGTGAGAAGTTTCTGCGGCGTTTAATTGTTTTTACGTTTGCATTTCGAAACAAGGGTGCTTTTAAAGGAACAGCAAAACCACGAGACATAGTACAAGAACCAGAAGGTTACAAGAAATTCGTTTCGTGTTATCGTACTCATGACAATGGACATAAAATTGAGTTTTCTCCTCTTGCAATAAAAGATTACATGCACTCTTGTGAGACAATTTTTAAGCGTGGTGACAATTTTGATAACTTTACTGCGTATCACCATGAAATCACACCAGCATATGAGTTTTACATTGACTTTCCAGCAACAGAAAACTTCGAAGAACTGTCGTACTTGGACATTGTGAAAAACGTCACTGCAATGGATGGTTGTATGGAAGTGTACAAGTTGTTTCTCAATCATGCTTTGAGCTGGAAAGAAAGATATACACACCACAAGTTCGATACGTGGGAACGAGCCATGGCTGGGTTTGCGACGTTGTCCCCAGCTTATGATGGTCCTTCACTTAAGGTGAAATTCAAGTGTGGTGCCAGCTATATTGTTTGGAGTCATGAGGGTCGTTTGCTCATTGAAAAGACTGTCGTTGAAGTTTTGAAACCCGTTGAGCTTAAGGAGTTACCGAACACGCATAGTTTTGTAGTGTTGTCATTTTTCAAGGAGTTGCCATGGTTGGATGTGTTAGGTTTCTTTGTGAAATTGACTGTTGGTTTTGGTTCGTTGTTTATGCCTGGTTTTGAACCCATTTTTGGTGAAAGTTGGGGTTCTGACACTGAAGAGGATCCAGGGACGTTGGCTGCTATGAAGGAAGCAGCGGCTTGGACAAGGTTGGATAAAACGAAGAAAGTTTCACGAGCAGCGAGACAACAACCCCTCACCAAAGGTCCAGATCGCTCTGGCACTGGTTTATCACAAGATCGGGAACGTGAATTGATACAGGTTGAAGCTAGAAAGCCGCGTTCTCTTGGCCCATATGGAGAAGGAGGATTTACAATTGCAGATCAAGTTGCCACTGAAGCGCGAGGTGATACAAGCACACAAGGATTAGCTGCACGGCTTAAGGAAAAACCCAAAGTGAGCTTGCAGGCAGAGAGTAGTTTGGATCCATCTGCTAGAGTCGTGATGAAAACTGTTGTGAAAAACCAAGTGCCGCTTTGTACTGCTGATGGAAAGTTTTTGAACTACGCTATTGGTTTGAAGGGCCATTTGTATGTTACTGTGTCACATGCTCAGACGGTTGCAACACACATTCGTGTTGGCGACGTTCTGCATCCGATTGTGAAGACAGTGGAAGTGAACGAGCAGCGAGATCTTTGGTTCTTCGAAGTTGACAAGCGTGCGCAACAATGTTCTGACATTTGTGCCCATCTTTTGCCTAAAACAGCAGTTAGAACTTCACTAGATGGTCAACCAGCGTATTTTGCTCAGATGAACGATAACATGATTAGTACACAAATTGTGACTCTTGGAGAAGTGCTAGTGCGCAAAATCGATCAGAAACGCAATATGACTGGAGTTTCATACACTGGATATAGCACTGGCTTCACGGAGAATCCCATTCAGACAGTGAAGGGTGATTGTGGTTCACCAATCATTTTGATAAATTCAAGTTATCCGCAAAAGTTTGTGGGGTTCCATGCTGCTGCTAACTCAACTAATGGCTTGGGCGCTTTCCTTTACAGAGAAGATGTGCCATTGCAGAGTGAGAGTGTGTGTGAAGATGCAGTTGTGTTGTCTCATCAGAACGTAGAGTTTTTCGAGGAAGCGGTGCAAATTGAAGGAAAGAAAATTTCAATAGTTGGAACCACCAAAGACGGATTTGTGCAATCTTATCCAACAAAGACTCACTATTATAAGTCTCCTTTTTCTGGCTTGGAGGTTGGAGTTCACTATGAACCAGCTGTTTTGTCAAAGCGAGATCCGCGGTGTTCTTTGGATTATGATCCCATAGTGAACGGAATTCTCAAGTACGACAGTGTGAATCAACCATTGCGCCAAGATTTGTTGGACATCTGTGTTCAAGACATTGGTACACATATTGCAGATGTCATGCAACAACAACATGTGAGGCTAGCTGTGCTGACCAAAACTGAAGCCATTAATCGCTGGACCACCTTGCCAGGAAGCAATCCAATTTATCGTTATTCGAGTGCAGGTTTTCCGTGGACTTCAATGGGTGTGCACAAAAAGAATTCTTTGTTTGAGTTTGATGGTGAAATTTACCATATTGCAAAAACTGAACTTGGAAGGAAGTTGAACCATGCTTGTGATCAGTTGGTTCAAGTTGCTCGAAGAGGAGAACGATCAGCTGTTGTCTTTACTGCTTCAAACAAAGATGAACCATTGAAACCAGCGAAAATCTTTGATACAAACACTCGTTCAATAATTGCAAGCCCAATTGATTATACGTTGGTTCACCGTCAATATTGTCATACTTTTTCTGCTGCAGTAACCACGTTGTTTGAATCACTGCCCATTAAAATTGGCATAGATCCTCACAGTGTTGATTGGACAAATTTGAGAGCTTGGCATACCAGAGTTGGTGACGTTGGGTTTGCTGCAGATTTTAAGGGATGGGATACCAGGATGCACCCAGAAGTGTTGAAGTGTTGTGTCAAAATTGCAAACATTGCTTACCAGCGTTGTGATCCAAAGTGGGAAATTG